CGTAAATGAAGTTGTTAATCCTATAGTTGTGTATGTTTGAATATCAAATAATCTTAGTTCAAATCTACTTGTATCATCAATATAACTAGTCTCTGGGACAAAATCATAAACTCTTGCGTATCCAATTGTTGTTCCAGTTGCAACATGAGGTGTGGATCCAATCCTAGAGTCCATTAAGCTAACAACAGAATCAGTTCCCAACCCAGGAGTTACTGTTCCATAAACATTATTAACTACGCATAAAGATCCTGAATTATAAGATATTGATTGATTTTCTGAATCTTTTGTTGTTCTTGCTTTTGGAACATCCAATAAAGTAGCAGAAATAGTTTCTACATCATAACCTTGGACATAGGCTTTTCCTGGCCCAATTTCGTAGACCATCAATTCTTCTGATGGTGTATTTCCTTGTGCAGTTCTTTGGGTTTCAAAAAACATTCCATCAGAAAGAGTTCTGTCGTTTAAAGAATCTCTAACAAAAAGAGTAAATGGTTTTACATAATAGTCACCAGATTCATCATAAGTTCTCCTAGCTAACTGATCTCTTAAAATATTATACTGTGGGTTTTCATCAAAAAACTGAGGAATACCTCCTCGAACTCTTAAAATTTCAACAAAAGAATCTATTTGGTTATCGTCAATTTCCCTTTTTGATAAGATCAACTCCAACTTAAATCTATCTGCACCTGGAGCTGCATAGTTTGAAAATCCCTGAGCATTATCAAATAATGTTGAATCTTGATCCGAATTTATAATGCTTTCTACAACTTCAAATCCAACTTTATATGATGGCGTAATTCTATATTGATCCAATAAGATCGTTTGTTCAGCAACTCTTACAAAAGTTCCTCTAACAAAATAAACTCCTGGAGCTACAGAAACTGAAGACCCTTCTGCAGTTGAATTTTGGGAAATTGTATTGGCAAATCCCTGTCCAGATTGTATTGTTACTTGTCCATAAGATATAGAATTTTCTAATAAAAGAGTTTCGGAATCTCTAAAAATCTTTACATCAAAGTCTTCACCACCACTTTGGAGATATTTGACATAAATGGTATGTATATTTCTTTCGGACTCTATATCAGTTAAAAGATATACTATTTCTGCAGTTACTCCACTAGACTGACCTCTAATTTTTGATCCAAGAAGTTGATCAAAATATAGAGAAATGGGAACTCCATTAAACTGAGACTCGATTTGAATGGCATAAAGAGGAGAATAATATTTTAATTGCCCAGGAATTACTACAGAACCTTCTTTAAAAATATGAGTACCAAATCTCTCAATCTGATTTTGAGCAATTGATTGAAGAGTATTTAATTCTCTTGCTTGTATTGGATATCCTGGTTTAAAAAGAACTTTGTAATAGTCTTTCTGTGGGTCAAAATCGTCAAAATATGGAGAGACGTTGAGATTAGTTTCCTGTGGCATAATTCTTTAGAATTGCAAAATAACTTTGATATCTTCTTTTTGATTTTGAGATCTAGTAATCGAAGGTCTATTATCGACGTAAATAATGTTTCCCGAGTATTTTTTAACTTCTGGATTTGATATTCCGCCAATAAAAGGTTGTCCAAGATTATATGTTCTACTATTTAGTGTCGTAGTAATACCAGTAAAGGAACTGTCAATATAAAGGTTTGTTCCGTTTATAAGAGTTGTTCCTCCGGTTCCCACAGAATTTGTAAATCTATTTAATTGTATGCCATAAGTTGGTGATGAATTTTGAGAACCATCTGTATTAAAACCAACGAGGGATTTATCCTGCCAATATTTTAAAACTCCAGTATTCTGATCATAAGAAACTACCCTACCTACAGCAGTAACTCCTGTACCTATAGTTTGAGTAAACCTAGAATTTGGTATAAATGTTGTAGTGTCATAATCTTCACCAACTAATCTAAGTGCATAAACTGCACTTGCTTTATCTATATCTAGCAATGATGTAGAATTATATGCCTCAGGATTTTCTACAATACCAACTCTAGCAATTTTATTACCAGTAATAAAATCTGGATTTTCTGTATCATTTTCAATTCTCGAAAAAATTAAAACATTATAAGCTCCGAGTTCTCTATAAATATCTGCCCCATGTCCTCCTTTTGGTGGAATGATAACATCAAAAGTTGGTGGAGTACTTCCAGTAGGAGTAGGAACATTTCCCCCAACCAAATCTACAGTCCCATAAGTATATCCAGAACCACCAACTGAGACAGTAACTGAATCTACTTTTGAATCATTGTTGATAACAATAGTTGCCTTAGCTCCAGTACCATCACCTTTAATAGGTACATTTGTGTATATTCTATTTGCAGTCCCCAAACCAACACCACGATTTGTAATAGTTATAATTTTAAGTTGGTTATTTGGTGTATTTGTATTTTCTCTTATTGCACTTTCCGAATAATTTTCCCAATCGTTTGGTACCGGAATAAAATTAATAGTATCAAATTTTATTATCTCACTTGGTTTTATTGTGTAAAGATATTTCCAAATATACCCATCCCCACTATCTCCAGCTGCCTTTGGTTCCAAATCGACGAAAGTTGGTTCATCCAAAGATGGTCTACCACTAGGATTCTCTGGGTCTGTTCCATTCTGCAAACAAATATAAACCCTAAAGTCACTATTAATTATGTAATAATTTGATGAATAAAGACTTGTAGCACCAGAAGGAGATGTATTTGTCCTACTGATATCATGTCGGTACATATCATATACTGTGCCCGATGACCAGGTATTTTTTTTAATAACGAGATTAACATCACTTGCTTTGATTTTTTTCAAAGCAATCATAGTATCCCAATAATCATTTTCTTGCTCAAAACTATCTTTTGGTGATGGTGGATTCAATTCCCAAGAGGATGAATAGTCTGATGCGTTAGTTAACCCAACAAAAGAATAATATGAATTTGAAGAAGAAGTGGCCGCCGCAACAAAATTCTTCGCGTTTAATATTCTTAATTGATCAGTTATAATTGCTGACATTTTGCAGTTTTTTATCTATTTATGTAGTTGAATAACCATTATATTTTAATCTATTGAATCTTTGAACTGATGGTGAAGTGGCGATTCCCCCAATATTTGCATATGTATTAAACTCTTGTGGATTTAATCTAAATGGTGTTTCTATTCTTCCCCAACTATATTCTCCATAAAAAGCACTAAACCCAAAACCACTCAATCCATCATAATCGGCAACACTTACGGTCACTTTAGCAACATTAGTAATTCCAATTCCAGGAACAGCAGTTTGTGCAATTGAAACTGCAGCAACTTGATAAACATTATTGATAAATGATGTGCCAACTCCAACAATATTATTGAAAGAATCTAGCGATGTAATCCCATATCCAATATTAGAATTATTAATAGTAAAGTAGTATCCAGTTTGAATTCCACTTATACCCGTAGTAGCAATCCCAACTTTTACAATACTAGGATCTCTCAATACAGAATCTTTTGGAATAAAGAAATCAAATATAATCCCCGTTGATGCAACACCAACAGAAGTTGTTTGAACTCCAGTAATAATTCCAAAATCTCCTTCATATGTTACTGAATCAATAGACTCGTAAGTTATCTTCGGAGATTCTATTAAAACTATAGGTGGTTGTGATTGCAAGTAACCAGATCCACCAAATGTTACTGAAATTCCAGTTACCTCCCCACCAGAAATAATTGCTATTGCACTTGCAGTATTTTGTGCTGTTGTTGTTCCAAATCCAACTGGTCCCGATATTGAAATTGTTGGTGTGGTAGAATATCCAACACCACCACTAGTGATAATAACTGAAGATATTGTTCCTGAGGCGGAAACAATCGCCGTTGCTGAAGCGGATACCACCGAATCCTGAGAAACAATTATAATTTTATTTTGTGGAAGTTCATTAAGTCCATCATGAATATATTCTTTTTCACTGTCGAAGAATGTCTTAACACTTTCAACGAATATTTCTTCTGAATTAATATCAATATTTTTTATTATGTTTGTGCTTGGTTGAATATAAGATTCGTAGATGATTCTATCTTTTCCAACTACTTGTCCATTTATAAAGAGATCTTCAGTTTGTCTACACCATACCACCGGTCTCAGTAGTGTTTCATCATCAGTATTTCCCGGACCAGAATAACTATCAGTTCCTGCGCTATCAGAAGAAATTATTTCCACAATCAACCTACTATTTTCAGTAAATTTAATATTATTATCAGTTAATGTAACTTTATCTCCAATTTTAACATTTTCTAAAATATCAGAATTTGAAGTATCAACATTTTCTGTTCCTTTGTAGAACAACACCTTAGAAGTATCTCCTTCCTTTGGAGCCTCTACAAATGTTATCGTACTCCCACCTTTAAATGTGTAAGATTGTCCAGGAATTTGCAAAACATCATTGATAAAAATCAGTAATGTTGACTGGACATCGATATTTGAACCAGGTCTTGATCTAATTGTAGTTTGGTTTCCCTGTATAAGAATTGGGAATACTTTTCTCTCTCCGTCAAATAGAGAATCTATGGGATCGATAACTTGGAGAGAACCAACAGTCCAAGATGCAAACTTATCATCAAAAGTATCATCTATTGAAATTTGAAATTCAGAAAAATCAAGTGAAGTGTCTGTAGCAATTCCAGTAGTTCCACCAACAGAGACAGTCAATATTTCTCCTCTCTTATACCCATATCCAAAATTTTTCATTTCAAATGAAATTATACTAGATCCCTGACCAACAACAATATCCACAACCGCACCAATTCCGTTACCTGCGGAAGATTCTTGACTATAAACTAGTGGAATATTGGAATATGATAATGGTGAATCAAATATTACTATTGGTGGATTTGTTGATGTATAACCAATTCCCGGATTTGTTATTGCTACACTTACGACATTTCCATTACTTACGGATGCAGTCCCAATAAATTCTATATTAGGAACGCCTAGACTTGAAGTTGCGACACCAACATGCACTATTTCTTGAATACCAGATCTATATCCAGATCCACTGTTTCCTATACTGATTGATTGGATAGTTCCTGCACTAGAAACAATAGCAGTTCCTCCAGCCGCCACCAATGGTTGATATCCAAATCCTGGAGTAGATGCAACAGAAATAATAACACCCCCTCTAGGAATACTTGCGGTGTTAACATCGTATGTTGAAGATGAAGCAGATCCTACAAATGTTATTGACGTAACTCCAACTTCTTCGGATAAAGAATAATCACCCTCAACTAAAGGTGCTACAGGTCCTTGGAAAATATCATTAATAAGAACAATTGCGTTATCAGAAGATATTCCCGTTACACTATTTCCACCAGACTTTAATTCAAAAGTTTTATCCAATCCATCAAAATTATTTGAAATATTATCAAAAATATAATTTTTTGAATATGGATCTTCATCAGATCCAGTTATTCCCGATCTTAAAAATACCCTTCCACTAAATGTTGATCCTGTAGTAATTCCAATATAATCTTGCTCGTCAGGTCTTGTTGATGGGTTTGTAAAAGGAACTTTCCCATATGGAGCTTCAGAAAAATAAATTTTATTGCCGATAATATTGTAATTTCCAAATATTTTAGTGACCTGACTGGAGGATGTATGAGTAGATAACCCAGTTCCCAACCATTTTCTAGATACCCTGATGGAATTTGTACTTGCAACCCCAACAGAATTGACTCTCATAATCTCATCATCAATCTTTATCAAATCCCCACCATATATAAAATCTATGCTTGATATATAAATTATGGAGTCAAATATAGAAATATCTTGCGATAATGTTGTAGAAATTTCGCTTAGTGATATAGGAGATTGAATTAAATTATCAATTCCAATAATAACCTTTTTATTTTGATTTTTTGAAGTAAACAAGTGAGAACTACCAATACCAACACCAGTTAAATCTAAGAATTTGGGAATCGGACTAAGAGCCTCAGAAGCAGAAGCTGCAACTCTTACGTTTAAATTATTTAATTTTATAATGTATAGTGATTGTGGAAGTTTATCTGTTATTCCTATTCCTGCAATTGATGTTGATGCAATACCTATTGCTTGCGTTGTTCCTACTCCCGGATATGAATAAACTACTTCCTCACCAGTTACGTAAAAATTATTTGGAATTGTAATTGTATTATTCTCCAAATTTACATATTTGGAGTCACTTCCATCAAAATATCTTTCAAATACTGGGTTATTTTTATGACTTAGGATAAATTCCTTCCTAATGTCGTTATCAGTTCCGAGGTAGTCATTTTGATCATATTCAATATATCCATTTTCTAAAGAAATTCTATCGGATTGTGGATTTAGTCCGATGTTAATTGAGAATAATTTAACATCAACTTCTATATCTTGATTTGGTGTAAAATAAATTTCAGTATTATTACCAGAAACTCCGGCAGTAACTATACCCAAATTATTTTGTGTATTAAGAGTTCCAAATTCTACCATATAGCATTCATTTTCATTGGAATTTGTTAGTACTAAAAATTCAGAAACTTGATATTCTGAATTAGTTTTGTCCTCAATACTCGCAATAAAATATGAGCCATTATATAAAGTATTAGAATATACTGCTAAAATATTTTCCGTTGGAGAACTGCTTGATGCAATTCCCACTGAGGAAGAAGATAAAGAACTTCCACTTACAATTTGAGTTCCTATTCCAGATGTAGAGGTATTTCCTATAGAAATGTTAAAGGTATTGATTACATAATCAACTGATGTTGGGGCATTTGGAGTTATATCTATTTTGACTTCAGAACCATCCAAGTATGCATTATATGTTCCTATACCAGAGTATGATTGTGATGATATAATATTCGTTGTTATTTGCCCATAATCTAAAAGATATGCATCATTTCCATCATTGATAAGAATAATTTCATCAGTTTCGTAGTATGATGCATCAGTTGCTCCAATTTGAACTAGAATTTTTGATGATCTATAAGTAGAAGCAATACCAACAATTGGAGTTGAAACCGATGTTCCTTGTGGAATTGTTGTAGTACTTGTATCAATACTAACACAATCTCCTAGATTTATAGTTCCAACCCCACTTATAATATCGTTTAGAGAAAAAGAGAGTGTCTGTATATTGTAATCATTAAACTGCGTTTTTTGTGGATAGAACAACAAGTTTCCTAAATTTCCGGTGATATTAAAATCAAAAGATCCCAAATCATTTTTGGTGCTTAATCCGTACTGATTCAAATAACCATTATTACCATCTTGCAGAAGAACTACCAAACTTAATTGCTTTTCTGTATCAAATATTTTATCTTGTACTACAATAAAATATTTTTTTGTTCTATGTTCATTTAGAACAAAAGATTCCACAGTACTGAATTTTGTTGGTCTCGGGTTGCTATTAAATTCTTGTGAAATATCATCAAGCATCAAGACACGATTACCAACAGATTCTATGTAATCCTGGATAATTCTAGAATTGAATATAATCTCATTTGAAATAAGCTTTCCATCTAAAATAATTCCATTTTCACTAGCAAGATCAAAATCAAAAACGCAATTTAAATCTACAAATCTTGATAGATCTGTAGTTCCAGAAAAATCTCCATTATTCTGATTCGTAGAAATTCCAGCATTTCCTGCTACAGATTCTAAAATTAAATTTCCAAACTTTTTAAATCCTGCAGTGTGATTTAGAGCACTTACTGGATTATTCCAATTATTAAAGTCTTGCTTTGACTTAAGAGCATATGAAAAATATTGATAATAGTCACTATCATGGACTCTTTGAAAATCATTGTTTAAAAATCCAGTTTCGGTATTCCATCCTTTTCTCACTTCTGAGTATGCATTCACCTCATAGTTACCTTCTAAACTAAAAATTTCCTTTATAATACCAACAGACCCAGAAGTTTCCCCTATTATAAGTTCATTTGTAGAAAAGTCATTAATATTGGATACTTTTAAATATTGATTTTCTTTATTCCAATCCAAAACAAGTCCATTTGAAGAAATTGAATTTACATTTTCTCCCTTATAAAAATTATTCTTCTTTAAAACTGGATTAAATGAAGGAAAATACGATTCTGGTATTATTCTACCAGCAGAAAATCTACTATCAAAAGACCCCGGACTCTCCCCATCAAGCAAATAAGAAGATAAATTAAAAGTAACAACTCCAATTGCACCACCAATGTTTGGATCAATATCGGTGAGAGTGAATAAGTTATAGTTATAATTTGAAGAGTTGTATCCCTTTGCAGTTGAAGCAATTCCTACACTAACTCCTTCAATTAATACTTTACTTCCTACTTCAAATGGATAATCTTGAGGATCACTAAAGCTTGCCCCCAATGTTACTGTAACATCTTTAGTCAGATCATCAAAGGTGATGTTATTAATTTTAATTCCATTTGAGTTATTAATTGGAATAATTTTTGGAGTAACACTGTTAATATAACTACTATTTTTGTTTATTGCAACTCGTGAATCCCCAAGATTATATGATAATTCTATATCATTAATTACATTATTTGTTATTCCATCTATTACCACCAGAGATGGTGCGGAAGTATAGTTTTTCCCTACAGAAGTTATGCCAATATAATCTAAAGAAGATAGTGGTTCTAAAAACAAAATGCTTGGAAAATTTGCAGTGGGCCTAACGCTATGGTCTATGGAGTAATCAAAACCAATATCAATTATTTCTACTGAATTAATTTTCCCAATGTCATTTGTTTGTGCCTTTAATATTGAGTTTGACCCTTGATCTGATTTTGCTGCAACTAATGGTAATGAAGTATAATTTCTGCCTCCATTCAGAACAGTAATTTCATTAATGGATCCATTTGATGTTGATGATTTTTGAACATAATACTCAAAATCTTGGGCGGGAGATATTCTTTCAGATATATCTAAAATGTTAAATGCGAAAGTAGTTGATGAAATTCCAACAATAGAATAATTGCCACTATATTCACTTTTAACTAAAGAAATTTTATTAAATCCGGGTACTTCATCATCAATTATGATATCTTTTTTAATATTTGAGTTTATCTGTAAATTGATAGGAACTAATTTATAATACAGTTCATTTGGAAAATTATCGTTTAAGTTTACTTTAATATTTGCTGTGGAATCTATTCCAACCTTTCCCTCCCTTACTATTTCAAATATCTTTGATGATTTTGTAGAATCAAATTCGTTAATAAACTCCGAATCACTATAAAATCTTAGGTCAAATGCTGAGTATACTATGCCGTTGTTTGAAAAAGATAATGAAGAATCCGAAAGATCGAATAATATAGATTGATTTCTTACAAAGTTTAATAAAGGATTAATTTGCGATAAAATACCTGGTTGAGATGACCCAATAATGATAGTTTCTGGGGTTGACTTTATTGCCTGATAATAACTGGTAGAAAGTCTAATTTTGTTAGGGTCTACAACTACAACATAATAAATCTGATTGTTGGATAATCCAACTGAAGGGGTTGCTGCATTGTATACTACCTTTTGCCCAGTTTTATATCCATGGTTATTAATTATAATAGTTCCATTTGAAGTATCTACACTAGCAAAATTTCTTGGGTTTATTATCAATCTTCTATTAAAATCATTATATTTCACTACAAAAGTAGTAGAAACTCCAGATTTTACACCAATACTAATGTTATCCTGCAGAGATAGTCCATGAGATTCTGTAGTTGTGACTGTTACTACGCTTTTCGTTATATCCCCACGAAGATTATTTTCTAAATTTGTTACAAAACTATGAGTGTTCCCAGTACCAACCGAAGTAAAATATAA